TATTACAAGAGGAAGATCTAGAGATGGCCAAACAGATAATATAGGAATTACAACCACAACAGCAACATCAACAATTGACGGTGGAACTACTTCATTTAGTTTTACTGAAACTTCTAATTACTTACAAGTTCCAGATGATATTATAGGAGTTACTAAAGTATTTCACTTCGATGGATCAAACAGAATGGCTAGTGGTATGTTCAGTTTGAAGTATCAGTTATTCTTGAATGATGTATATTTCTATGGATCTACTGAGTTATTGACATATGCAATGACTAAAACTTATCTTGAAGATATTAATTTTCTACTAACCACACAAA